GCACCAATAATAAATCCTTTAGCGAATGAGATGCAAAGCATCTGATAATCTGTTAACTTAAATTTGTCTTGGAACCACTTTGCTTTCTTTTTATCCCAATCTTTAATTTTAGTGAATGTTTTTCCAAGTTTCATTAGTTTTCCTCCGTAAGTGTACCACGAGATCTACGAATATCTCGTAGTTCATCGAAGTTTTTTTGTTTTGTGCCACCATCATATGGCCACGCATATCCTTCGCCAATCATTTTTTCATTGAGCGAAACAGTCCCGTCCCCAATATACAACCAACCAAGAAGACGGCCATACTTTCCGACTCCACCATCAAGTTCAGTGCGAATAATAAGATCATCGTCACCGTCAATAGCCCCTTCCAATTCTTTTTTAATCCAGTTAGTAGCGTCGATTCCAAGTGCCTTCTCCTCCAAATCTCTAGTTCTCTTCTCAGGTGTGTCAACTCCTGCAACACGTACCCTCTCCTTTTTGTATAGGTCAAAACCTAAATCTATCGTAACATCAATTGTATCACCGTCAACAACTCTGTTGATTTCAATCACTCGGAAGTTATAACAACTCTTCCGACTCGGTGGGGTCATTGCTCCCATATTTATCTCTGCAAGTGGATTATTTATATGCCTTGGTCTTTATATCTTGAGAAAAATTCTTGTAGAGATGATTGACATTGACCCGTATTCTCTTTTGGGTCTAACTTATTATAACCTTTTTTCTTTTTCCAATCACTATATAATGCTCCTAATATCCAAGCCTGCGATAAACTATGAGCTCCATTCTCCAAGAGTTCAAGAAATCTTTTATTACTTGTATAACTTTTATATTCCTCTCGCCAATTAGAATCGTCGTATGGTTTTTCCATTAAAAAGTTTTAGGGTGTGTATTAATATCACCATTATCAATGGTGGCATGGTCTAAATGATCGATGTGCTCGATATGTCCGTGATCAATATTTATATGCACATTGCTCTCTAAAATCGTTGCAATCTTTTCAAGACTATCAGCGATTCTTTTTAAGTCATCATTCATGGGTCAAAAAATCCAAATGCCAAAACCAGTAGTGTAAGCATAGTAAGATACACTGCTGCGTGAATAATCATATTATAACACCCTATGTAAGAAAGTGCAAGTTATACGTATGCAAATCTAGGAATTACTACGATAGCAAATGTAATTATTCCTAAAATAATAACTGATGATTTTATTGGTATGTCTTTCATGATTCCTCTTTAAGTATTTCATATAAAGAAAAAGGATGCTCCTGTAGAAACGGGACATCCTCTCTTGCGTGAGCTACTGCTTCAAATGCATCGTCTGCATATTCACAGATGTGGTGCTCGATATCTTTTTGATCGTGCCAAGCTAGTGTGTAGTGGGACATGATTCTTTTCAACTCCAGTACATATTATATAGTATATCAAACTAGGTATAATTACGCACTAATGTGTGGACTCCCACACCTTTACTTGACTATATCTTCTAATGTAAACAATGAGATAAATTCAAGTTCATTATTCTCCCAAACCTTATGATTTTCTTGACGATCTACGATTGCAACAACACGATTTACAATATAACCTGCGTTTCTTAATACGTTAACTGCCTTGATTGCACTACTACCAGTTGTGGTCACATCTTCTAAAACAGTAACAACTGAACCTTTAGGTGGTTTATTGCCTTCAATAACCTCTTTTGTTCCATATCCTTTTGGATTCTTTCTTACAATAAGGGCATCAATATGTTTTCCAGAATAATATGCCTTCTGTGCAATACCACATACTAATGGGTCAGCACCAAGTGTTAGTCCACCAACTGCCACAGATTCATCCTCAACGTGCTCTATCATTAAATGTGAACATAGTGCATTACCTTCACAAGATAGGGTAACAGGTTTACAATTGATATAATGCTCTGATACTTTACCAGATGATAAAGTAAATTCTCCGTGCTTATATGCCCTCTCCTTGAGTAGCATACGCAATGTTTTTCTATGATTTTCCATAGTTGTATTCTATCACAATAATTTATTAAGTCAACAGTTCTTGTTCAAGTCTTCTGCCATTCCACCACCGATTTCTGCACCCTGATTACCAGAGAACATTGTTACCCAACCAGCAGCCACCCAACCAATAATAGGAATAGAAGCAACGGAAGGAGCAACACTAGCACCAACACTGGAACCAACCAACCTACCCGTTTGCTCTGCTCCTCCGATTGCTTTGATGCAAGCTTCGGACTTGGAGTTTTGGTTTGTGATTGTTGTTGTAATTGGTTTTGTGTGAAATGAACCGTCCATCGTGTATTGTTCCACGACTTTCTCAGTGTTGTTAGCCAACCCCAGAAACCCACCTTTTTTCTTCACATCCCTTTCCACACGCATCACCTTGGGATCATTTGCACGATAACTTATTCGATATCCATCTCTTCCAACTTCTGCTTCATATGCTGTATAAGGTCCAACTGGCACATTAATACTAGGTAATTTACTCTCACGATTAGATAATAAACCTATCATTCCAATGTGAGACACTCCGACAATACCACCTAGTCCGAGTGCTAACCATTTAGACCATTTAATGTTTTCCATACCCTATGCTTTGTCATCTTTTTTTGGTGCAGGGGGTGTTGGTGATAATACAAGTGGTGCCTGTTCGATACGTATAGTTTGAGCAGGTGCTGCCTGAGTTGCTTTCTCAATCAACTTTTCCATATCTTGCTTCGATACTGCTCCACCAGGACCACTACCTCCACCGACTTTCATTGTGCCATCTCCTCTCTTCTTGGCAGTCTCAATTCCGAAGGTAGCTAGGACCCCCGTAAAAACCGAAGCTATGAAAGTTGGATCGATCTTATCTTTTTCGTAGTTAGGAATAGTAACGTAGTTTA